TTTTCATTTTGTGAAGGGGAGTTTAATCCTAAATCTTTACCCATTTGTAAAGTAGTTTTTTCTCTAGTTTCAACATTATTTAATTTAACCATTGAATCATTTTCAAACGCAGGATTATCATAGCCTACATCTATACCTATGATGCCCTCTGGTTGTTCATCATTATTATAATAAGTCAGTCCGTCAGGACTATATTTAGTATTAAAATCTGTTGATTGTTGATAAGGTCTAAATAGTCCTCTTGCATTTTCAACTCCATATATATCTTGATCCGCACCATACATTGACGTGTCTATTCCTTGTGATGCTTCTATTAAAGATGCTATATTGTTTATATTAAACATACGATTAAATTTATTAGGTGATTTATCTAAATCTAACGTAGATGGTGTTTCTTTTGTTGATAACATTAATTCATTATCGAGATCATTATAGTAAGTAGGAGTTTGACTACCACCTAATTCATAATTATTAAACTCGGAAATATCATAAGTTGGTTGATTATATTGTTTTCCTAAACCTAATTTTTGTCCTAAGCCTCTAATACCTGCACCTATTATTCCACCCCCAGTTATAAAATCCATAACACTGTTACTACGATTAGATTTAAAAGCTTGTGGTGCAAATGTTTTTGCTCTTGCCAATACGTCAGGACTTACAGTATTTCTACTATCAAAAAAACCAGGGTTAACTCTTTGCCCTGCTCCAGCCGCAACTGATGCAGCCTGAAAATCTTGTACATCTTGATTACTCATTCCTGCTGCTAGTGTGTCTGATGTATTTCTTCCACTTTCTGCAGCACTCGCTGCTGCACCAGAAACGTTCTGACTTGAGTCTGTTGAACCAAAACCATTTAAACTGATAATACCTGATGGTCCCTTGTTGACACCACCTTTTAGTGAGCCGTGTAAATCTGATTTAATAAGTAAATCTTTTTCTGCTTCTGTTATATAAGCTAATTCTGTTGTAGGATGGTCTGGACTTGACTGCCATTTTAATGGAGCTTTAACTTGTTTTTGTTTACCAAGATAATTTTTTACACCACCTTGCACATCATAGTTAACTTTTTTATCTACAGCCATTATCTTCTTCCTCCAGTTTGTATATCTAACCTAAAAGTACCCAATTTCCAACTGGTATCTACCGCTGTGTTAGATATTGTGAGAGCTATAGCTCTACCTCTAGCACGTGTGTCTACTTTATCTGTTGTAGAGGAGACTGTAAACGGACCCAGTGATGAGCTTGCAGCTGCATCGTTTGGATAATTTCTTAAATCTAATTGTACAATAGCATTTCCTTGTTGTGCTATAAAGTCTGGTATAATTCTACTAACTCTCATAATGTTTTCACCATCACCTCTAAGGTCACCTAAGTTAGTTGCAGCTCCTCTTATGACTTTTTGTGTAATATCATAATCTCCAGATGTAATGTTTGCTGGAATTGCTGTGGTTATACCTAGTCTTACTTGATTGACTCCAGTTTCATGTTCATAATAATACGTAATACCTTCTGTATTACCTGTTACATCAAACGAAGTATCTGTTCCTGCATCGTATTGAGTTGCATGAGGTAATCCAAATACAGCAGAATCTTGCCAAGTAGTTCTTGTAAATAAAGGACTATCATTAGTAAACCATATTGGACGTTTTGCTGTTGAGTCTAAATAACTATAAGTTACAGATCTTAAATTTACATTTGAATTTGATGTAGGATAAAACCATATTACTTCACCAAACAAATTATTAATTCCTGCATAAACCATTTGATTAGATGTTGTGTTAAGATCATCATAAACATAATCTTCAACTAAACAATCCATAGATTCTAGTTTACCTGTGTATCTAAAGAAACCATTATCAGACATCCAGTATGCAGCACCATCAACTTCTACAGCTGCGTTTTTACCAATTAATCCACAGTTAGTTCCAACTTGTTCATAAGCAAATGTAAAAGGAGTTCCAACAAATCTCATAGTAAATAAAGATGTATCACTCCAAATATAAATTGCGTTTCTACCAAGTTTAGCTCCCATGATCCGTGATCCAGCGGCCAGTCTTTGTGTACCAGCACTATTCTCAGCTGTAGGTGTATAATCATTTATATTTTCTTGAGAAGAAAATCTTATAAACATATCATCCTGTGTAGTCTTATCTCCAATAGTTGTTTCTGTTCCAAGAAATACTAAATGACGATCAGGTGTAGATACTAACATATCACGTGATGCTGTTGGTGCACCAGATATAATAGTTGCTCTTGTTGTTACGGCGTTAACAAGATCTGAATTCCATTGAAAACACTCTCCATTGAATATTAATGCAATAGCTGTGCTTCCTAAATTATCTATGGACCACATACCAGGTTCTGCAACTTTGTCGGTAGTCGACGCTGCTGAACCCCATCCAGAAAAACCACTGTGATTAGTAACAGTTGCACCAGTGCTGTGAGCAGCTCTAGTTGTTCCTCTAACAGCTCTAGTAATTCCTGTAAAACTAGTAGAAGTAATTCCTGTATAAGATATTTCTTCAGTGCCAACTTGTATAAAATTTGTACCTGAACTTGGAAATCCTGTGGTGCTTGCTACGTTGATTGTGGTCCCTGATCCACCAGTTCCAAACGCATCATCATTTAAACCACCATTCAATGTTGTTGTTTGTGGATTTGTAGTCGTGCCACCCCATTGAGATATACCATAACCAAAAACTCCTACTTGGTCTGGTGGTCCTACATGGTAATATTGAAAATAAGTAATACCTCCAGAGGTAGTTGCTCCGGCTCCGCTTTCATTACTAGGCATTGTAATAGTAATTTCTGTTCCTGAAGGTACAGAAGTTACCATAAATTTTTTATCACAAAAATCTGCAGCGCCAAAATTAGATCCTGTGATTGTGCTAAAAGTACTAGTGTCTCCAAATAATATTATATCTCCTGTTAAAAAACCATGAGCTGTAGAAAAAGTAATAGTTACTGTTGGTTGTCCGTTAGTTGTACTAAAAGCATTTGTAATAGCTGTGCCTGATGGATTAACTAAAGGGTGTATATCATAGTACACATCTCCTGTGTAAGCATATAAAATTCGATTAGTGCCAATAAGAGAAAATTTAATACCTTCTTTATTAACCATATGATGCAAACCTCTAGCTGCACCAGTTAATTTACTATCTCCTAATTGAGACCAACCGCCTATCTTTTCAGGTGTACCATATCTAAAACGTACGTTTGTTCCTTCAGTCCATTGAGATTCAGCACCCGTAGGTGTAACTTGTTTGTTAAATCCTGGTAAAAATCCTAATTTTTGTAACATAAAAACCTTTGTTTTATTGTATATTATACAATAAATATATTTTCTAGTAAAAATTATATGCTAAACTTATCCTGAAATCCTTGTTTTTTTGTTTATCAACACAATGTGGAAGATAACTTCTAAATATAACTAACCTACCTGCTACTGATTTATACCTTACAGGGCAGTTTATTCCAAGAAAATTATTATGACCAATGTTTTTAAAATCAGTGGCTGGAGACTTTATTATTAAATCACACGATTTATCATTGCTTTTTAAAAAATATACACAAGAAAGCACACTATTATAGTGCTCATGATACTCTTGGAAATCATTTTGTTTATATACGTTAAACCAAGAATCCATAGAATTAATTTTATATACCATACCTGTTTCTTTTACATATTCTTTAACTTTATCTAATATCCATTTATTTAAAAAATTAAATTTATTGTTTTTATGTACCTCATGAAAACCATCACTAGTATTATATGTTGTATCAGATATCCAACTACTACCTCCTTTTTTAGTTTTTTTCATTAGAGCTAAACATTCTTTAACTAATTGAGTTTGTATAGAAGAATGGTTAGGGTTATCATAATAACCTATTTGAGTTGGCCACCAATTTTCAATCATTAAATGTAAACCACCCTGTAGCTATATATTTTTTATGTTTAAAACTAACTTGTCCTTTATGTGTATGAGTCCAATCAGTTGGCCATATTAAAGTTAAACCTTGTTTAGCTGGCGCTGTTATTTTTTGATACTTAAACGTAGTGCCTCCATCTGGGACATTATTTAAGTATGTCATAAATACTAAAATTCTATTTGAGTTTATTAATCCACTTCTTTCAAAATGAAACACCTTATACCCACCACCTTTTTTATATCCTTGCAAATTAAAATAACCATTTACATTAAAAGAGTCTACGTAATTTATATCTTCATATTTTTTTAAGTATTGATTTAAACACTTTTGTAACTCTTCTCTGTATCTTGTTATTAATTTATTTTTATTATCCGGTTGTATTGTCATGTCTATAGAATCTTTTATTTTATCGTCAACCAAAGTTCCGCCGTTTCTTCCAAAATAACCAATTGTTTTATCCGGACTGTTTTCATAGAATT